AGGACTGGGGCGACCAGAAATGGAGAACCAAAAGTGGTAAAAAATCTTCTGACACGGGTGAGCGATACCTTCCTAGTGCTGCGATTAAAAGTCTCAGCCCTGCTGAGTACGCTGCGACAACGCGTGCAAAACGTGCTGGCAAAAAAGCCGGAAAACAATTCGTAGCCCAACCTAAAACAATTGCGAAGAAAACTGCGGGGTTTAGATAATGCCTAAATATGTTGATTACTACGGACAACCTACGGAAAGCGAAGCCGTTGCTGCTGAAGCCATGCGACGTAATGAACGAGATTTAGCACGAGCGCAAGCTGAAGGTAAAGCGGTTGGCGTTGACTATTTTGGCCAGCCTACTACAGACCCCCGAGCAATCGAACGCGCCTCCGAAAGAAATATTAGAGACGTTATGCGTGAGGGCGGGGGTGGCGGGAAAGCTAAAGTTGACGAAGACTTAAATGCTGGCGCATCTGCTATGAAGCGTGGTGGTAAAGTATCTTCCGCTTCTTCTCGTGCAGACGGCATTGCCACTAAGGGTAAAACCCGTGGAAAGATTTGCTAAATGACCACTTCAGGAACCGCAGCGTTTAATCTTGACCTCACTGAGTTGGTTGAGGAAGCGTTTGAACGCGCTGGTTCGGAGTTGCGCACGGGTTACGATTTACGTACAGCCCGTCGGTCATTGAATTTGATGTTTGCTGATTGGGCAAACCGTGGTGTGAACATGTGGACGTTTGAGCAGGGTACAATTAACCTGACTCCGGGTCTAAACAACTACGCACTGCCCGTGGACACAGTGGATTTACTTGAGCATGTGATCCGTACGGGTGCGGGCAGCGCATCTACGCAGGCTGACCTGACCATCACGCGTATCAGTGTTTCTACCTATGCCACGATTCCCAACAAACTGCAACAAGCCCGCCCTATTCAGGTGTGGTATCAGCGTTTGGATGGTCAGACTTCTTCCATTGGCACCACGCTTAACGGCGGGATTACCGCCACAGATACAACCATTACATTAACTTCCGCTGCCGGACTCCCCGCTACAGGGTTCTTGTTGATTGAAAACGAGACCGTGCAGTACGGCTATATCTCTGGCAACGTGCTTAACAATTGCTTCCGTGGGCAGAATGGTACAACTGCCGCAGCACACTCAACGGGTGTGTCTGTATTCACGCAGAATTTACCCTCTATAACCGTTTGGCCAACCCCAGACAACAGCACAACGTATCAGTTTGTTTACTGGCGTATGCGCCGTATTGATGATGCTGGCGGTGGTGTGCGCACGATGGATGTGCCTTTCCGCTTCCTGCCCTGTATGGTGGCGGGCTTGGCCTATTACTTGGCTCTTAAGATTGAGAATGGCGCTGAGCGCCTACCGGTCTTAAAGCAACAGTACGATGAAGCTTGGCAGTTGGCGGCTGATGAAGATCGTGAGAAGGCTTCGGTTCGTTTTGTTCCGAGGCAACAGTTTATTGGCAGTGGTACGTAAATGGGCAATCGGTTTGCATCTGGTAAAAACAGTATCGCCATGTGCGATAGGTGCGGCCAACAGTTCAAATTAACGGCACTACGTAAAGAGATACAGAAGACAAAGATTTATAATCTGCTTGTGTGCCCGCAGTGTTTTGATCCCGATCAGCCGCAGTTGTTGTTGGGCATGTACCCAGTGGATGATCCACAGGCTGTACGTAACCCGCGCAAGGATACAACGTACGTTACGGCAGGCACAAACGCTAGTGGCAGTTTGACTGGTGGTTCGCGAGATATTCAGTGGGGTTGGAACCCTGTGGGTGGGGCCAGTAATTTTGATGTTGCTTTGACACAGAATTACTTGGTGGCAACGACGTTTGTTGGTACAGTTACAGTAACAGTTACTTAGGAGTTAGTTATGAAAGACATGATACAAGACAAGAAGATGGTGAAGTCCGCCATTGGTAAGCACGAGAAGAACATGCACCCCGGCAAAACGCCTACAAAGCTTGCCAAGGGCGGTAAGACCAATGAGATGATGATGCAGTATGGTCGTGGTATGGCCAAAGTTAAGAATCAGGGGAAATAACATGGCCAAGATTAACAATCTACCCGCTTCTGCATACGCCAAGCCCCACACCATGAGTGGTGCGCCTGTTGTTCCATCTACAAACCCCGGCATTCCCCCAAACCGCAGTAAAGCTGACACCATTAACATGTCTATTGGTAACATCAGCAAGGCTGCTGGCAACGAAACCACTAAGACATCCGGTATCGTCACCCGTGGTAATGGCGCGGCGACCAAAGGCACGATTGCCAGAGGCCCAATGGCATGAATTACACGCAACTCAGCAACGCGATCCAAGCGTACACGGAGAACACGGAAGCAGATTTCGTGGCTAATATTCCCGTGTTCGTTCAGCAAGCTGAAGAGCGTATATTCAACTCGGTACAGTTTCCGTCTTTGCGCAGTAATGTGACAGGCGCAACCACAACAAACAACAAGTACCTGCAGTGCCCCACGGATTTCTTGGCGGTGTATTCTTTAGCTATTATTAGCGCCAATGGTGAGTACGAGTACTTGTTAAACAAAGACGTTAACTTTATCCGGCAGGCATACCCACAGCCCACAGACACAGGGCTTCCTAGGTACTATGCTTTGTTTGGCCCACGTTCAGACAATCCGGCGGAGTTAACTTTTATTCTTGGCCCAACGCCAGACGCCGCATACGGGGCAGAGCTACACTATTTCTTCTACCCACCTTCAATTGTGCAAAGTCCTGTGGCTACATTAGGAGCTATTACGGGCGGTAGCGCATATACAGCCGGTACATACTTTGATGTGCCTTTGACGGGCGGTTCTGGAAGCGGGGCATTAGCTACTATTACTGTTTCAGGCGGCGCAGTAACAGCCGTAACTATTACAGATGGTGGCTTGCAATATGGAGTCGCAAATACGCTGTCTGCCGCAGCAGCCAATATTGGTGGGACAGGTTCTGGTTTTTCCGTTCCTGTTGCTTCTGTAACTAACTCAGGCGGTACGTCATGGCTAGGCGATAACTTTGACCCTGTGCTTTTGTACGCATCTTTGGTTGAGGCTTACACCTACATGAAGGGTGAGCAGGACATGATGGCGCTATACAACCAGAAGTTTATGGAAGCTCTTGCGTTGGCCAAGCGTTTGGGTGATGGTATGGAGCGTCAAGACGCTTATCGTTCTGGTCAGTTCCGTCAGAAGGTAACTTGATATGTCGATTATCCAGACCCAGACCACGAGCTTCAAGGCGCAGTTGTACCAAGGTATCCATGACTTAACTACGGACGTCATCAAGATTGCTTTGTACACAGCTAGCGCGGATTTGAATGAAGACACAACTGTATACAATTCAACCAATGAAGTACCCAACACAGGCACTTACTTTGCTGGTGGGGCACAGTTAACACCCATCACGGTATCGTCTTCTGGTTACACAGCTTTTGTGGGATTCCCAAACATCTCATGGACTGGGGTAATCACCGCAAGATGTGCGTTGATTTACAACTCTACCCAAGGTAACAAATCTATAGCTGTGTTGGACTTCGGTTCTGACAAAACTTCTACAACCACGTTTACAATCACAATGCCAGCAAACACCGCTACGGCGGCTCTTATTCGTAGTTCTAACTAAGGAGTCATCATGACTATTGAGAAAACCAAAGCCACCGACGTTGTTTCTAGTGGCCTGTATTGCAACACTAAAACCGGTGAGGACGCAAAGGCGACCGGTTTATTTGAAATCAAATGCCACGACAAAGACGGTAATTTGAAATGGGAAGCGCAATCTAAAAACTTGGTGGTTAACGCGGGTCTAGCATACATGGCGGGTTCTGCTTTAACTTCAGTTTCCCAGATTACCACTTGGTATCTTGGTCTGTATGGTGCTGCGGCTTCTAATGACCCAGCGGCTGGCGACACAATGGCCTCCCATGCTGGTTGGACAGAAGTTACTGCTTACAGCAACGGAACCCGTGTGACTGCCACGTTTGTAACCGCTACAACTGCCAATCCTTCTGTAGTGACTAACTCAGCTTCTCCCGCAGTGTTTAACA